ACGCTTCTGCCTTGCTGCATTAATTTCTTCTAAGCCAGCGCCAAGTTTGAAGCCACCGAGTGCAGCCTCAAACGGGCTTTGCACATCGACTGCGTAGTTGATCGGGGCTTGGAATGGATTGATGGTGGCCATGCTCTATTCCTTAAAAACCGAAGCCCATGCCAGCCTTGCCGCCTGCACCGTACTGGAAGCCAAGAATCTGAGCGGGCAAGTTGAACAGGCCGCTAAACGCCTTGGCCTCGGCCAGCTCGCCACCAGCACGGGCCGCGCCCTGCTGGGCCAGCAAGTTGGCCACATTTGTGCCAGTCTCCATGCCAGCAGCGCCGACACCTGCAGCAGAACGCTGGCCCAATTGCGTCATGCCGCCCAGGCGTCCGTATTGCTGCTCAATGAGGCTGGACAGAAGCTGTGGCCGGAACTCGCTCAGCGCGGCCTGGATGTTGCCACCACGCAGCCCACCAGTGGCCGAAGCACGCTGCAGCAGGGCTTCCTCGCCTTGCTGGGTTAGTGCTTGGAAAGTCTCACCACCTCGGATGCGCTCAATGGCTGCCTGCTCTGCCTCTGGACCTTGTAGGCCAAGCAAGGCCTGCTGTTGCTGGAGCGCAGGTAGACCTGCCTCGGTGTAAGGCTTGAGCAAGGCTTGCAAGGCATCGAACTGCCTGCGCTGCTCTGCTACGCCAGCCTCTGCTGCGCCTGCTTGAATACCTGCGGCCTCGCTTGCTGCATCGGCCTGCATCATGCCGCCGATCAGTTGAGAGCCTCCAACGATTAAGCCAGTTACTGGATCAGGCATGGCTGAACTCCTTCATGTAGTCTTCTAGCGTCTCGCCATACAGTCCCATGACTTGAGACGCCGCGTCTGTAGCACGCTGAGTGCCGTGGCACAGCGCCACAGCGATCAGCACAACGTCATAGTATCCGGCACGCCAAACAAATGATCTCGCATCGGCCTTGCCTGCTCGCTCGGCCTGGTCAGATGCCTGCCATTTGAGGACCATTGAGGCAACGATGGGCGAAAGTGTGGGTGCGTTTGCCTGCCAGAATGCGTTCTGGTTCATGCCCACCAGGCTGTTCCAGATCACTGCATTAAGGTCTTCGCGCTCGACTGGATCACCGTCGGCCACATCGTCAAAGACCTGGATGGCACCATAGAGCATAAGCAGCCACTCGACGGCTGGCGCAGGAAGCGCGAGAGACCTTTGCAGGTTCTCCTTCAGCCAATCGACACCAGTCATGCGCAGCTCCTCTTCAGGGTGAGCTGCTGGCGGCTCGATAGGCTCAGCGACTGCATTTTCCCACATTTCGACATCCCGTCAATCTTCTTCGTCTTCGCGCTCTTCCCAGGCCTGGCAGACGCGCAGGTCGTGGCAAATGAACTCCAGCTTCTCGCAGTAGCCCCTAAAGCCTGCATCCGTGTCCCACTCGTTGCGCGGGATACGCTCCATCTTGAGCTGCATCTCGACCGAGTTGTCGTAGTACTCGCAGTTCGAGCAGCGCCGCCGACGGGCCTCTTTCTCGTCGCACTGCATGGCCTTGCCGACGGCAACCCAGAAAGTCTTGTTCGCGGTCGGCTCGTTGCTGGGGTTCTCGGGACCGAGCATCCAGTCGTCGATGGCGACCTGGGTGTTCTTTTTGTTCTCGGCTGTGGTCAGGAACTCTTCCTCATAGGGAATGCCACCAAACCCAGAAATCATCATCTTCGGCATCTTTGCGTAGTCCATGTCTTACTCCTATCAGGTGATCTCGCGGCCATTTGCGCGGATTGTCAACGATGTGGCTGCGCTTGCAATGGTGGAGATGAAGCCGCCAGGCTCCAAGGCCTGCCCAACCAGTCCGGGGAAAGTGTAGGTCTCGTCTGGTGCGATGGCACGGGTGTCCACAATCAGGTTGCTCGCGCCTGCGCTGCCACCACTTATCACCAAATTGACGCTGATGGTCACATTGCCTGCGCTGGTGTTGGTGGCCGTGAATTTGTCGATGATGGTCTTGCAGTTCACCGCCGTGTACTGAGTGGTCTGGCTGTTCTCGGCCTGCTTGGCAGGGATCAGCACCTTGATGGTTACGGTCATGTCATGCTCCTTATGTGGCTTCGGCACCGCTGGCCGTGATTGTCAGGCCTGTCGATGCTGCTTGAACTTGGATGGTTTCTGCTGCGTTCATCACCTGCACGCCGTTGTACTGCAGTGCGTTGTTGGCTGGGACAGACACATCGTAAAGGAATGCGTTTGTCGTGCCTGCCGTGCCAGCAGAAGGCACCAGAAACACTCGCACATTGATGGCCGCTGCCGTCGTGTTGGCAATGCTGAACTCCTTAAGCAGCGTGCGGGTGCTGGCTGGGACCGTATAAAGCGTGGTCACGCCAGTGGTGATCGCAGCCTGGCCCAGCTTGGTTGGGGTTATTACATCGAAAGCCATGTGAGCACCAGGTTAGATTTAACAAACGCAGGTAAGGCGGCTGCCGTCAATGGCCCACTTTCCCAGCGTTGCTGGATGCCGTCGTAAATGAGGACATCGCCAGTTGTCGGTGTTGGAGCGTAAACGTCGGACAGTTGGCCGACCAGCGGCTCAGCTTGAACCCTGACAAATACGGAGCCAGATCCTCCAGACCCAGCATTGACCACCGCAGCCACCACCACATGAGGGATTGGGGCTTGTGGCAGATTCTTTGTCAGGCCACCAGCGAATGACGGGTTGTAGTACAGGATGTCGCCATCTGCCCAGACTTCGCCATAAGGCGTGCCTGTGGTGTTGAATCCTCGAACCAGTCCAAAGCTGGAGACCAGCCCGAAGTCGTTGTTTGCGATGGCCTCGGCAGCCACGCCCATGACAAGCTGGCCATTGGTCAAGCCGGTTGATGGTTTGCCCTTAAGCACGCCAGACGATCCGACAGCGCCATCGAACATCACCAGTTGCCCTTTGGCAATGTTGGCCGAGGCCTTGATGTAATAGTACTGCGACTCGCCAATGGACTGGTTGACGTTTGGCGTCATGTCCAGGTTGAGCGTGTAGCCACCATTCCAGTGCAACCTGCCGACCTTCGTGGCCGGATCAGGCGCATTGGTGTTGAAGTCGATGTAGTCGGTGGTGACCGAGTTGTTGTTCTGCTCAACAGGCGCAAGAGCCAGCAGATTCAGCACCTGGGCCAGCCTGGGAATGGCATCCAGTGCTTGCTGGACCTTGGCATTCAGCACCGCATCATCGACCGCCGTGTCCTGGGCCAGTGCAGCAATCTGGGCCAGCGCCTCGTTGGCCGTTGCCGATGCTGTGTCGGCCTGGTACTCGAAGTCTGTGCCGGTGATCACCTGCAGCTCGTCCACCACAGCAAACAGCAGCTCGAACTGCCTGATCTGCTGCTGGTCGGTCAGAAACTGCGCGAGCTGGTCGCGTGTCAGGTTCAGCCTGCGGGAGACGGGTGCGGTGGCCATCAGTACGCCAACGCCTCGATCTGGGCCTCAAGACGGGCAAACGACACATGGGCATCGCTGTCGCCACGGAATCGCTGGATGCGCCAGTTGCGCATGTGTCCCTGCTGGAACCAGGCCAGGCGCTTGGCAGTGTTGCCAATGGTGCCGACGCTGATGCTGCGGTCCTGGCTCCAGGACAGGCCGTTGACGCTGTAGCTGGTGCTGATCTGCGGGTTCTTGCCCAGCGCCACGCTGCCGGTCAGTGCGACCAGCTCGAGGCGGTTGAAGATAGCGCCATTGCCTTCGTTGTAGACGATGAGCGTGCCGAACTCCCAGCGCACCTGCTGTCCCCAGTGGTGGCCGGTGTCCTGCACCAGATAGCCGATGTTGCTGCTTTGCGGATCGCCGACCAGCCACTTATCGTAGACCCAAACCAGATTGCGTGCGCGGTACTGGCTGAAGCCGACCACAGCCGTGGTGAGCGTGAACCAGACGGGCTGCTCGAGCGCCTCGCTGGCCGATGCGTCGTAGACCACTGTGCGGTCTGGTAGGTGGACGTAGAGGTGCTGGTGCGCCTTGTCGTTGCGTGCCTCCAGCTTGACCTTGACAAGTTGCGCCTCGGTGTACTGCAGTAGCAGGGTGTCGATCTCCTGCGTGCTGATTTTCTGGGTGGTTGCTGCTGCGCCAAGATAGATGCCTGGCGCTTCGTTGCGGCCACCGCCCAGAAATGCGATGCGCTCAAGATAGGTGCAGCAAGCGTGCGTGCCAATCACACCTTTTTGAACTTGTGCGCCGTCAATCCGCTGAAAAGGAAACAGTGCGCCGCCCACGTTGTCAAACACCTCTTGCGTGTTGCTATTGAGGGCATAGACCTCGTTGCGCAGCTTGATGAGCGCAACCACAGGGTCTGGATCAACCTCGGAGCTGCCGTATTTCAGCGGATTGACCTGCATCGGGTCTGACAGCTCGGTGACGACCAAATTGGCACCGTCGGTGGTCATGAAGAAGCCATCCACCCATACCACATCAAGCACCACGCCAAGGTCTGGGTCGGTGACTTGCCGCAAAATGGGAGCCGTTGGGTTCCAGACCGATGTCGCTGTCGTGTTGACCGGAATCCAGTAGTACAGGCGGCCACCGGACGCAATGGCCAGCACATCGAAGCTGTAATCCATCGTCACCAGTTCGGTGGTTGGCCCACCAACATCGCCCAGCACGGTCACGGTGCCATTGCTGGCAACGGTCACCAGCTTGGTGCCCATGACCCGATAGCAGACGCCGTTCCAGTTGATGCCACCACGGTCAACGCCTGGGCCTGTGCCGTTGGACACGATGCCGTCGCCAGGACGCAGAAAGCCATTGCTGATGCCAGACGCCTTTGGCACCGGCACCATGTTTACAGGGTATGCGGTGCGCAGTTCTGGCGTGTTGTCAGCGTAGATGCCGGAAAGGATTGGAACTTGCATGTGCTTACCACTTCACCTTTGACGCCCACCAAGCGGCAGACATCTTGCCCTTGGCAATGTTGGCAGCGTGCCTGGCCTTGAACGACTCGCGCCGAGCCTTGTCGGCATTGGACTCGCCTTCCTTCTTTGGGCTGCCTGAGACGCCCTGCTGGCCGAAGCGAATGGTCTTCACTTGGTCGCCGACCTTGGCCACGACAACGTGGCTCTTGGTCGGGTGCGATGGCGTGCGCTTGGGCTTGTTGTAGCCCTCGACGCCAACGCGAGCCAGGCGGCTGTCTTTGGTGGCCATGTCAGGCCACCCGATACCAGCTATTGGTGGCCTGGTAGAAGCGCATCGTAAAGAAGGCATTGGCGGCCAGCGTTGTCGGTGCGCCAAAGGCTGCTGCTGCACCGTTCAAGGCCAGCGTAAAGCTGGTGATGATCTGGGTGGTGGTCACCAGCACCTGGGTGCCATCAGGCACGCCAGTGTTCAGCGGCAGCGTGATCGTGCCAGCGGCCAAAGTGCCAGCAGGCTGGATCAGCATCCACTGCTGCTCGGTGGTCGGAGTCGGCACCGTGATGTTGAAGCCTGTGCTAGGCGTGTACAGGTTTGTGGCCACCGTCGGTGCTGCAAAGGTGGCCTGGAAGTATTGCAGGAGCTGGGTGATCGAGACCTTGCGTGCGTCGCCATTGTTGGAGACGTAGACCGGCAAGAGGTCGCCGCCAGAGACCTGGCTGATGCCAGAGAGTTGATTGATGGTTGGCATGGTTCTGGTTCCTCAGTTGTACTCGAGTGGGCCGTCCTGGCCTGCCAGGACTGGATCGACGGGTTGGCGCAGGAATGGATCGTCGTAGACGCGCCAGGGCTTGTTGCCTGCACCGGATGGCATAGTCCCAGGCATCTGCTGCTCCATCGGCATGGCCGCACGGGACAGGAGCGTGTTGTAGGACTCCTTGGCCGTGGCCTTGGTGTCGGGCATCACCTGCTTGCCGTAGCTTGGGGCCAGCTTGATGGCCATGTTGGTGTAGATGGCCTCGTTGGAGCTGTCCGGCACGTTGGTCTGCTCGTCCAGGTCGCTGTCCTGTGGGCTGGATGGCAGCGGGTAAGCCAGCCGGATGCCAAGAGCATTCCAGGCGGCCATCATGGTGTCAAGCCTGCGCAGTGCTGACTGCATCTGCTCTGGGCCGAGGTCGAAGGCGTAGGAGGCCAAGCCGATCTCGTCGAAGGCTTGCTCGATGAATTGGCGCTTGGTCCATCCCATGTCATTCTCCTGTTTTCTCGGACAGCCGATCTTGGATCAATTGTCCCAGCTTTTTGTCCCTTGTGCGACCATCAAATCGGATGCCGAGTTCTGTGGCCTTGGCCTCCAGCTCGGCACGGGTTGGCGGTGCATCGTCGTCTGGTACTGTGTCCACAGCTTCAACAGCCTGGGCTTCTGCGGCCTTGGCTGCTGCTTCTTCTTGCTCGCGCAGCAGGCGGTAATTGATGCCGTCGATTGGACGCGATGGCTTGCGCACCTTCACGGGCTTTTTCCCTCTGAGGTACTTTGGAATCAGAATGTTGTCTTGCATCACTTGGCTTTTTTCTTCATTGGCTTGGCTGTTTTTGCAGCGGCCTTGAAAGCAGCATCTGTGGGTGCGCCTTTGCTCCCAGGCTTGCGCATGCGCTCAGGCGTCTTGCCTGCAGCCTTCTGGCGCTCGATGCGCTCGCGCTTGGCTGCGATGTTGGCGTAGAGACCGGCTTTCACTTCTTGGCCTTTGCAGGTGCCTTGCTGGGCTTTCCAGCCTTCATGGCTGCCTTGCGTGCAGTGGACAGGGCCACGGCCACGGCCTGCTTCTGAGGCATACCAGACTTCATCTCCTTGGAGATGTTCTTGCTGATGGATTTCTGCGAGTAACCTTTGGTCATTGGCATGATGCTCTCCTTGATGATGAAAGAAAGAAGGGGCCGAAGCCCCTTCCCTCAACCTGCTGCTTACTGGTTGAACAACAAGATGCCGGACATCTCGGGGTTCTTGTTTACCACACCAAACAGGGTGTCAAGGCGGTACTTGATCACCATGCTGTCGATGTCATAGAACTTCTGCATGACCAGCTCAATGCCCTGGTCGGTGCTTGCACGCATCACTGCGACACCAGCATCCGAAGGCACAGCGTAACGGCCAGGCAGAATCTCCAGAGAATCACGCTGCCAGAACACGTTCACCGCAGCGGCATTCACGTTCAAGAAGGTGATGGCGGCTGCATCGGCAGGGATGGCCACTTCCACGTTCTTGTACTGCAACTGAGCGTCGGTTGGGGGTGTAGCACCAATGGTTTGAGCGCCAATGATGGGAGGCGTGATCACCAGGCTGGTGCCACCGGCTGGAACGCTCACGACACGGAAGGTCTTGAGCTGGCCTGTGGACTGCTTTGTGATGTGATGCACTGCGTACACTTCGGCAATGGTGAAGCAATCGCCAGGGGCGATGTTGGCCGAGGTGTTAACGGTGACGGTCTGGAAGCGGTTGTCCACGTTGATCTGGCCGCCGACCGAGGTCGAGGTGGCCTGAGGAGCGTAGTTCGCTTGCGTGTTAGAACCATTGGTGTCGATGCGAACACCAGAGCCACCAGCAGCGCGTGTCTGACGGTTTGCGTAGTCGAACTTGTAGGTGTCGAAGCCTGCGACCATACCGACGAAGCTGCGCTCGTAGGCACGATCAGACTTGGCATTGCCAAACGAACGCGAAGCCTGCGACAGGTTACCGGCCAGGCCGTTGTAGTCACGACTGGACAGACCCATGAAGCGGTCGTAGTTCGGGACGCCCTGTTCGTTCATGATGGTGTCGCACAAAGCGATGTCATCATAGTCACCGGCAGCGGCAGCAATCGGCACAACCAGCGAACCAAGGCTTGCAGCCGAGTTCATGATTGCGACGTTGATGTCGGAGGCCAGCTTCTGCTTGGCGCTCTCACCCAGACGGCCTTCTTGCAGTGCATCGCGCAGCTCAAGCGTGGTCATCTCCCAAGGCACGGTCTGGCTGAAGCCCAGGGTGGCAGGAACTGCCAACTGAGTCATGCCCTGATAGGTCACCGGAGTGCCTGGGGTGCTGCTCTGGGATTGAGCGATGTAAGGCTGGGGACGCCAGATGGTGTTGTTGGCACGCTCCATCATCGTCTGATCTGTGTTGTAGATGTTGACGTGACGGGACAGGACCAGCGCATCTTGGAAGCCTTCGAGGAGGTCTTCAAACGCGACGCGCTCTTCTTTCGAGAAACTATTGGACATGATTAATTCCTATTTCAAAAAATCAGTTTTTGGATGCTGCACGCTTCTGCGCCTTGTACTGGATGACCTTGGTCATGTTGCCAGTACGAGCCGCTTCTTCTCGCAGCCGTTCGAGGGTTGAGTCCACCGCCCCAGATACTCGGCCAGTTCCTGACACTATTCTCTCGGGTGGCGGGGCTGCCTTACGGTTGGTAACTTTCAATTCTTTCTCCAGTTTCGCTACCGCAAAGGCAAACTTCACGGGGTCTTTGATATCGGACAACTCCTTGGCCTTCTTCGGATTCTTGCCGAGTGCGTAAATGACGAGCGCAGGGTTATCTGCGCCTTGAAGCACCACGCCCTGCTGGGTGATGTTGAAGAGTTCCTGGGCCACGGCCTCGGCATCCTCAAAATCCTTGACTCGCAGCTCAGCTTTCGCCCTGCCGTAGCCATCCAGCTTTGCCTTCCACGCCTTCTGCTGATTCATAACTTCAGCTTCCTGCGCGGCCTGCATCTCATCGGCTTTTCGCTTGCGCTCAAACCAACCGGCCAGTGCCTCCTCAAATTTGTCAGCGTCGTAGTCGTGATCTTCCAGCTTCGGCTTCGGTCCCAGCACGACCGGCTTGGTCTCAGTCTGTGCGGTTGTCTGCAGCTTGCTCTGTAGCTCTCGGTTCTGACGTTGCAATTCTCGGTTCGTCTTACGCAGCTCGCGCACCCACTCAGGCGCATGAGTCTGTTCTTCGGGAGGTGGCGCTTCCTCACCAATGGAGACGATCACCTCGTCCGACTCGCCCTCGCCATCTTCGGCATTCTGGCCTTCGTCCTGGTCACCGCCGGATTGGTACTCGTCGGTGGTTTGCTCAGTGTCTTGGCCTTCGTCCTCGATAACTACGGTTTCATCGTCTTGGCTTTCATCTCCTGATACTGCCTTTTTACTCATTCTCTGACCCCATCAAACTCACCCATTGACACGGCTGGGTGGATGCCGTTTATCACATTCTCGCGCTTTTTCATTTACCTGACAACAGGCTGAATGATCTGGCCACGCAGAATCTCCTGCACGGCCTCTGCATTTGTGAGCGCCATGTTTTGGGCTGTCTCGTCAACCTTGCCGAGCGTCTCGAGCGTCTTGGCTCTGCTGAGTTCTGCGTCGGCCACGGTCTTGACAGTGTTGGCACGGGCCTGCGCCGCCTTGGCGGTGGCCTCCTCGGCAGCGGCCTGGAGGTACATGGCATTCGGGTCTTGTGGCTTGCCCTGCATCTCGGCCATGAGTTCTTGGGCCTCGTCCTCGGTCGGCTCGACCACGCCCATGCGCAGCAGCTTCTTGCGGAAGTAGGCATTGGCATCTCCGACGCCCTCGCCCTCCATGTTCATCATGGCCATCGCCGTCAGCACCTGTGCGGTCTCTGGGTCTTGCGTGATCGAGAGCATTCCGGTCAGCGCCCTGACGGTCGCTTGGCGCTTGCTCGAGCTGGACGGGCCAACGTCTGCGATCACATCGAAGGTGGCGCTGGACAGGTCGTTTTGCATGACAACCTCGCCGGTCTCTTGGTCGACGGATGGCTGCATCAGCTCGACCATGCCAGCCTCGCCAGTGGCCGCGACCGTTTTCATCTTGCGCTTTTCTTCGGTATAGATGTCCCTGGCCATCGAGAGCCAAATCTCGCCGCAGCGCTTCATGCCTTTGGCAAAGTTGGACATGTAGATGTAGGCCTGGCCATCGACTCTGGCCTGGATCATCTCGACGGCCTTGCCGGAGATATTGCTCACCATCTTGTCAGCGCCTTGCTGATTGCCCAAGATGTCCTGCATGTCAGTCTCGGTGATCTGCAGGAGCGCGGCCATTGCCGGTGGGATTTGTGGGCTTTTGGTGTAGGCCACCGGACCGCTGACGGCCTGGTTGCCGTTCTGGTCGGTGATCGGGTTGATCAGCAGGTACGGGTAGTCCTTGAGGTTGTCCTCGGACCACATGACCTGATGGCCAGCCACCTGTTCAGGCGTGAGGATCGGCTTCTCGACGCTGGACAGTGCGCTGATCTCGCCCAGTTTGCTGAGTTGCATGTTCTTCAGGCGCTGCGCATCCTTGGCCAGCCGCACGTGGCCCATGCAGCGTTCCACGTTGTCCACAAACCACCGCTTGCCATACACCACGACGATCGGGATGCAGTTGCCTGCGATGTAGCCAGCGTCCTCAAGCACTCGGCCACCGGACATGACGTACTTGCGCACGCGCTTGCGCTTGACCTTCTTCTGCCGAATCTCGCGGGTGCCGATGGCGGCCAGCGTGTCCTCGAGGGTCTCGTCGGCTGCGAAGTCGGCCTGGCTGTAACGCTCCTCAGTGCCGTCGATGGCCTGGAAGATGCGAATGGTCTCGGTCTTTTCCTCCACCTTGAAGTACTCGGCCACGTAGACCACATCAGGCGTGCACCAGTCGAACTCGTACTGGTGGATGATCTTGGGCCAGTCGGTCGGGTCGTCGCCCCAGGTGTCCTTGTAGGCCTGGCGGGTCATGCTGGTGACGACGAAGCAGAACTTGGCGTCTGACTTATCCTGGCGCTTGGCACCGAGGTCGAAGAACACCGAGCTGTCAGCGTCGAAGATAGGCTCGATGCGGATGCGCTGCCGGTCGTCCTCTGGGTCTTCCTCGTCCTCGTAGACCGTGCGCAGACGCCAGGCTCCGATGCCACCGCCGACCGCCTCCTCGAAGGCGTTGTCGTAGGCCTCGTCGGCCACGGAGGCCTGCTCGTCGGCACGGTACAGGCCATCGCAGACCTCGGCCAGCTTGTCGTTCTCGGTGCCATCCTTGGAAACGAAGTCCACCGTGATCCGGTTGTTGCGGTACTCGTTGACCACTCGGATCACGGCCAGCATGATCTTGTTGACCTCGAACTTTGGCTTGTTCTCGTACTGGTCCCAGAGTGGGCCTTCCCACTGGCTTCCTGCCAGGCTGTAGAAGCGCCGGTCCTGCAGGCATTGCAGGCGCTCGTCGCGCAGTGCGCTCTGAACGTCGTCGAACTGCGCCATGGCTTCTGTATGAAGGTTGGCAAGGCGCTGGTCGTTGGAGATTCTGGCCATAATTAGTTCCTCAATTTGTGCGATTGTCTCACCACTTCTTTACGTTTGGCAAAGGCGTGAAGACGGCAGGCTTGGCCGCACTGGACCGCCGCACCGCCTCGCAGGCGTATCGCAAGGCGTCGATGACGTGGTTTTTCTTGTCCTCCAGGATCGGCAGAATCTTACCTGTCAGTGGGTCTTGCTTATAACTGTAAAGGGTCAGCTCGTCAATCGTGTGGATGCAGCGTGGGTGAACCACGATGTCGTAGTTCTTCAGAAACTCAATTCCTTCCTCGACCGACTTCGGGCCTTTGACCGCCGTCATGATCTTGGGAAAGCCGTTCTTCTTCATGTGGCTGATGGTCTCCGGCCTGGCCGAGTCAGCCACGATGGGCCACTTCTCGGACTCTGGCACGGTCATGAACAGCTCAGGCGTGTTCACAATCTCGCAGCCCACCATGTAGGCTTCGTGGTCGATGTAGAGGGTGCGGCCAATGATGTGGCAGCGCACCAGCACGGTCGGATCAATGGCGAAGCCCCAGTCAGCGCCGAGCCTGTGGATGGCGTCTCGCGGTGCCTCGAACTCGTCGATCTTCCAGTTCTTAAAGACCCTGGCGCTGCTGTTGGTCAGGTACTGGCCCATCCAAACATGCTGGTACTTGTCCGGATCGCGCCGCTTGTCGTACTCCATCTCGTCGCGCAGGACGTCTGGGAACCACGGGTTATCGGTGAAGTTGACCTTCAGGACTGTGGCGTCCTTCGGAGGCGTTGGGCCTCGCAGCAGGTGATCGACAGGATCGGTCTGCTGGCGAGGGTTCCAGGTGAACCACAGCTCGGACTGGGGCTTGCGAATGGTTGGCCGCAGCAGGTCCAGGCTGGTCTGGCTCAGGCTTTGGGCCTCCTCCACCCATGCGCAGTCGTAACCCTCCAGCGACTTGATAGAGTCGGCTGTGTGATTCTGCATGCCTTGGAAGATGATCATGCCGTCGCCCTTCTTGGACTTGATCACGGCTTCCTGCACCTCGAAGTAAGCGCCAGCGTTCATCTGCTCGATCTTTGTCTCGAGCAGGCGCTTGACAGACTGGGCCAGCGACTTCTGGACCTCGCGCACGCAGACGCTGCGCCGCTTCTGATCCATGATGTGGGCCTCAATCATCAGCTCGGCAAACATGTGGGACTTGCCGGAGCCGCGTCCACCCCATGCGCCTTTGTACCGGCTGGCCTCCATCAGAGGCAGCGCCCATTCTGGGGTTTGGAGCTGCAGGACGGTCATGCCTTGACGACCACGCGCTTGATCTCCCTGAACTCCAGAGGCGCACCATCAGCGCCTGTAACTTCGTGCTTTTGGGTTTCTGCCCACCGCATCTGAGTCTTGGACCACCAGATCATGGCCGCCGTGTCGCCGCCCATTGCCTTCTGGAACAGGGTCCGACCGACGCCAGAGTTGGCCTTGGCCTTGCCTGCCACCAGCTCGGTGGCAAAGTGCTTGCGCAGCGTGTCGGTGTCAATGCCGCCGCGCACCAGGACTGCGATCTGCTCGATTGGCAGGCCGTAGCCTGACATTGCCTCGACCTGTTTGCGCTCTGCGTCGGTCGGCTCGAAGGCCATCCGACCAGCGTTTTCCCGTGCACCGCCGTTGTTTTTCCGGCCATCCGGCTTTTTTAGAACCGATTTTTCAATTGTGGGTTTTCGTGCTGCCATCTTTAACCTCCGCGAAAGGTTGTCCAGTTTCTGCGTGAACTGCGATTTTGCCTGTGAAGTCCTGCCAGCGTTTCACGATGACGTCGCAGTAGCGTGGGTCCAGTTCCATGAGCAAGGCAGTGCGGCCGTTCTTCTCGGCTGCGATCAGGGTTGTGCCGGAGCCGCCAAACAGATCAAGAACTACATCGTGTCCTTTGCTACTGTTCTGGATCGGAATCTCTACCAACTCGACAGGCTTCATTGTCGGGTGCAGTTTTGACTGCATTGGTTTGTCAACGTTCCAGATGCTGAATTTGTTTCTGTCGCCATACCAAGGATGGCCTGCCCCATCCTTCCATCCATATAACACCGGCTCGTGTTTGTAGTGGTAATCAGCACGCCCCAAAACGTGATTGTTTTTCACCCAAATTAACTCATGACGCACAGGCAGGCACGCTTCCTGCATCATCATCATCATCATCATCTGCTCACCGCCCTGTGGCGCAAACACGTAGAACGGTGAGCCTGGTTTCATTGCGACAAACATTGAAGAAAACGCTGCAAGGAAAAATTCTTTCAGTTCGTTGCCTTGTAAGTGATCGTTTTTAATCGGAGTCTGAATTCTATTTCCCCGGCCAGACGCATTCAGACTCCGATTCTTGTCGGCATAGCTGACGCCATAAGGCGGGTCTGTGACAACAAGATCGGCAAACTGCCCAGCAAGCAGCTTGTCCATCGCATCCACGCTGGTGCTGTCGCCGCACATCAGCCGGTGCTTTCCCATCACCCAGACGTCGCCTGGAACCGTGACAGGGTTTTCCTGCACGGAAGGAGCATCGTCAGGATCGGTGAGGCCGTCTGTGCCTTGCACCGGCATCAGCGCCGCGATCTCCTCATCTGTGAACCCCACCAAGTCCAGATCAAACCCAAGATCACCCAGCTCTCCCAGCTCAAGCGCCAGCAGCTCGTTGTCCCAGCCAGCGTTCAGCGCCAGCTTGTTGTCAGCAATGACGTAGGCACGTTTCTGGGCATCGGTCCAGCCTGCCGCGACCATGACCGGCAATGATGCCATGCCGAGTTTGCGAGCCGCCATTACGCGACCATGACCGGCAATGATGCTGCCGGACTCGTCCACCAGGACTGCGGTCGTGAAGCCCCACTCACGGATGCTGGCCGCGATCTGGGCCACCTGCTCCTCGCTGTGGGTGCGCGAGTTCTTGGCGTAGGGCACCAGCTTTTCGATGGGCCACTGCTCTACCTTATCGGCTGGATTTGGCTTTGCTGCCATTCAAAACCCCCCACCACGCACCGTAGTGCAAGTCACGCTTCCGTCCCAATTCTTGACACACCGTGTGGTCTGAGCCTGCGCGACTGTCGCCATCAGTGTAATTGCGATGATGATTGCTTTCATGGTTGCTCCTTTTAGTTTGTGGGTTTTCGTGGTCATACCCGATTGTCCTCCAGAATTTGTTTTCTCGCCATCCTCATGGCGTCCTTGAGGTCAAGCCTGAGCTGCTCGTTCGCGGCCTGCTCATCTTGGAGTCGGATGTAGACCTCGGCTGCGAACTTGGCCAGCGTGTCGTGCTGCCAAGTTGAGAAGTTTGGTGTGTCAAGTTGCTGGATCATAAAAAAACTCCAACCTGCTTAAACAAATTTGGCCTGTGTTGTTTCATCAGTTCCATGTCTGCTGGGTACGCTTTTTGTCCTGTTTTAACATTTTTTACAACCCAATAATTTGCCTTCTTTTCAACTCGACCATCTGCGACGACTTTGTAAGTCACCCAATCATCGGTGTGTGCTTGCGACTTCTCAAACAAAAACCACTTCTGATGTTCGTCCCTGATTTCCGCTTTCAACTTCCATCCATCGGCCTCATCAGGAATTCTTCCACCGTACGTTTTCATGCTTTGCTCCTTTGTCCTATAGGTTAAGCATCATATCCCTATAGGCTCATCATTGGCAAGTTCTTTAAAAAAAATTCTGCATCATGATCTGCCCCTACCCTACCTCCCCTACCCCTTCCTAAAAGGGGGTAGAGGCGGGGCGGGTTTTAGGGGCAGAGTCAAGACACTTTGCCCCTATCGCCCCTAACCACCCCAGGGGCACTTAGGGGCATTTAGGGGCGATTTTTTGGGGCATTTTTCTGCATCAGCATTGCGCTCGCCTGTGCTTGGTTGATGAAAATCCAGCCATGCTCGAACGTCTCCAGTGTGCCTGCGTTGAGCAATTGTGCGACCAATCCGTCTGATCTGGATGCCTCTGTTTTGTTCTTGGCGGTGCGCTCTGACGCTCCATCATTGACCAGCAAGTCACGCAGCGCAGACCTGCTGATGTAGGGTAAACCCTCGCGCTCTTCTGCACCTGATGCCCACCATGCACGCTCGACCGTGCGCACATTCTCGTCGTGCTTTGTAGGTTTTTTGTGGTGTTTTGTGGCATTCGCATCGTCGTCTGGCACGGCCACGCAGGTAGTCGCTGGGCCGCCAAACTTGGTCGTGCCCATCTCGATCACCTCCAGTTTGAAGTAGATCGTCTCGCCCTTGCTTGGCAGCTCGCGCTGCTTGGTGACAGATACAGACCTGGTGCCGTCCTTTTCTGAGACCTCAATCTCGGTGTCAATGTGCGCTCGGATGCCGGACCAGCCTCGAGCGCCTCTGGCAGCGTCCTTGCCGTTGTGGTGGATGATCATCATGGCAGCGCCTGTTGCCGTGGCCACCTGGTCGAATCTGGCCATGACTGGACCCATGTCCTCGCCGCTGTTCTCGTTCGCGCCGGCGCTCATCCTGGCCAGCGTGTCGCCGATGATCAGGCGCACCGGCTTGCCCTTGGCCACCTCAATGGCACGCACCAGCTCGATCACGTCGTGGGCATCCTGGTCGCCAGCGTAGAAGTTCATCGGGACCGGCACCATCGCCAGGTTCTCCAGGCTGCAGCCGTGAAACTTCTTGATAGCCTGCATGCGCGACCGGATGCTGGCCGGGGCTTCGCTGGCCAGGTAGACCACCAGGCCGGGGTCGGTCTTGCGGCCGTAGCAGTCCTCGCCAGTTGCGATGGCCGTGGCCACCGACAGCGCCCAGAAGGTCTTGCCTGAGTTGCTGTCGCCGTAGACCACCACCGAGCTGCCAATGGTCATGAGGCCTTCCACCAGCTCGTCTGGTGCCTCGTAATCGCTGCCGAGCTGGTCGCCAAAGACCACCTGCAGCTTGTCGATCACGGCTGAGCCAGTTTGCTGCACCAGCAGGCCTACCAAATCATGCCCTGCTTGGGCATAATCGTTGGCGTCCATGCCTTCGATTGGTGGGATGATTACCCTGGCACCGAATTTCGCGCTCGCCTGGTCGGCATACTTTTGTCCAACGCCATGCTTGTCGTGGTCTGCGACGATCACAATGTCCTGTCCAATTCCAAACATGTCGCGCAGACTACCAGTTACCGGCACCAAGCTGCTGGCGCTGTAAGTGGCCACGCATGGGCGGCCTGTCGTCTCATGGATCGTGGCCGCTGTGGCAAACCCTTCTGCCACATAAATCACGCCAGGCTCATCCAGTGAGCCTACCATCCAGAATTTTCCACCGGCCTCGCCGCCTGGGTGGTAGAGTTTTCCTCCTTCGCTGTCGATGTACTGCAAGGTGGCCAGTGCGCCATCCTTGTCGAACAGGGGCACGATCAGCCTTCCGTCTCCTGTGATCCTGGCACCGTGCGCCTGGATGCCCTTTCGCTTGAGGTACGGGTGATCGGGGCTGGCTGCTTGGGCCGCTGTCCAGATCGCCTCCACGGTCGCCGCGGCCACTTCGTGCTGCTTTTCCAAGGCTGCTTCGCGCAATGCCTTAGCCTCTGCCAGCCTCCTGGCGTGGGCCATCTCCTCTGTGGCTGTCAGCCTCCTGCCAACGTCAGCACGCCAGGGTGATTCAAACCCCATGCGCCAGCAGCCGAAGCGGCCTGCTGGAACACCATCACCGAAGACCACATACCAGCCGGACTTGTCGCCTGTCTTGGCGCTGCCTTTGGTCCCTGACTTGAACCGGTGCAGCTTGCCATCGAAGTGGATTTCTTCTGGTGTCTCAAGCCCTGCCGCACGCATTGCATCAATGAGCTGGGCTTCTGGTGGTGCGACGAGCTTTTCTGGTGGTGGTGCCCAAGGCCCACCGAGTACTTTGGAGAGGTCAGCCATTTTTAGTCTCCACAGAAGCACGCAATGGCTTCTTCATTTTTGTCAAACATGTCTCGTTGTTCCTTGCTAAATTTCAGCATTGAAGAGTAGTTGGGTCGGTCTTTCCTGAAGTACTCCCCCCCCGTGATTCCAGGATTTGTAATTGATCCTTCCTGGCTTGCCCACCAAATTGCACGCTCTGGCTTCTCTGCGATCAATGACAAAATCTGCGACGCGCCTTTGAGAAAACACAGGTCGCAGTTTCCGTGATAAGTCACGCCGCCAATGTTTGGCAGCCCAAGATCAAATGACTGTTTGGCCCAGAACTGTGCCACGTCCTGACGTGTCACATTGGCATCAGCAAGGGGCATAAGTCGGTGAATACCCTTCATGCCGTCTGACGGGTTGGCTCTGATCTTGGCTACTCGCCGAGGCTCATCGGCTCGGATGCCGACCATGTTGTCCCAGTCATCCCACCCTATGTGGTGTCTGCAATAGTTGGCAAATGGCTTGATCTTCAGATCGACTGTGCAAAACCTGGTCACTGGGTTCGGCAGGTAATTTTTTTTCCTGATCAGAGCCTCAAATGGCTCGCCATTTCTTGCCGCACTAGCAAAGTCAACCACTCGCACACGGTCGCGTGGCTCTTCAGCGTCCTGCCACTCCAGCCATGTGATGGGCACGCCCCAATGCTCTCCACAGTCGCGCACAAATTGCAGGGTGGCTTCGTCCTCCTTGCCGGTGTTGGCAAACATCACAACGCAGTCGTCTGGTAATCCACTGTTTGACTGCAGCACCCGCCACAGCATATAGGCGCTGGTGCGCCCACCGCTGAAGCTGATGCATGTCGGGCTGTCGATCTTAAATGGATCAGCCATTTACTGGCTCCCGATCTGCTTTCAGCACTCCCTCGGTCTTGACCTCCAGCTCGTACTGTCGTCCCATCGGAGGGGTCTCGCCCCATGTGTAGATCACCTGGGGCCAGATGCCCAGTGCGTCGGCCAGCTTCTTCGTGCTGCCGTAGTAGTTAATTGCCTCTTGGGTCTTCATTTCATTCCTTCCAGATAATTTTTCATGGGGTGTTGACATCTTAAACAGAAAAGTGCTACAGTGCAACCACTGCGCAACCGGATGGTCCGAAAGCGCAGCAACCCAAATAGGAGAGCCACTCATGGCAATCAATGTGAAGACCACCGGCAGCTTGGCTGCCAACGGTGTCAAAGTCCTGGTCTATGGCCAGGCCGGTGCTGGCAAGACCAGCCTGATCAAAACCCTTCCCAGCCCCATTGTGCTGTCGGCAGAGGGAGGCCTGCTGTCCATCCAGGACGCCGACCTGCCATTCATCGAGATCACCTCGATGACTGAGCTGCAGGAGGCTTACACCTGGCTGACCAGCAGCGACGAGGCCAAGTCCTACAAATCGGTGGCACTGGACAGCATCAGCGAGATCGCCGAGGTCTGCCTGAACACCGAGAAGAAGGCTACCAAAGACCCACGCCAGGCTTACGGTGCGATGCAGGAGCAGATGGCCGACATCATTCGCGCCTTCCGCGACCTGCCTGGCCGCCACGTCTACATGAGCGCCAAGCTGGAGAAGACCCAAGACGAAATGGGCCGAGTGCTGTACGCGCCCAGCATGCCTGGCAACAAGACCGGCCAGGCGCTGCCCTACTTCTTCGACGAGGTGCTGGCCCTGCGCGTTGAGAAGGATGGCGACGGAGCCACCCAGCGTGCGCTGATGTGCGACTCGGATGGCCTGTGGCTGGCCAAGGACCGCAGCGGCAAGTTGGATGCCTGGGAGGCACCGGACCTGAGCGCAGTGTTTGCCAAGATTGGGGGCAAGGCATGAACTATACAAAAACAGGCGGGTCAGCGTTTCCGCAAGGCAACGACCGCGTTGTAGCGGCTGTATCCATTAAACAAAGTCAAGGCATGACCCTGCGCGACTACTTTGCGGCGAAGGCGATGCAGGGACTGATGGACGCAGCAATGCCGATGCCGGAGATTGCTCAGGCTGCATACCAAATGGCCGACGACATGCTGAAAGCGAGGACCGCATGAAGACGATGGAGCAAATGGCAGCCGAATGGCTGGAGGCCAAAGAGGCCGAGCGTGTAACAGTCGAAAAGCGCCGCGACATCGAGGACTCCATGCGCAAGGTTGCAAGCATCCGTGACGACACTGAAGGCACCGAGACCCTGGCGCTCGAAGGCTTTCGGGTCAAGGTCGTGGGCCGCATCGACCGCAAGGTGGATGCAGACAAGGTGCAGGAGCTGGCCGCAGAGGCTGGCCTGACAGATCACCTCTCGACACTGTTCCGCTGGAAGCCGGAGATCAACATGGCCATCTGGAAGGCCGCCGACGAACGCATCACTCGGCCACTGGCTGGCGCAATCACGGCCAAGCCTGGCCGCCCTTCTTTCACCATTGACATCATCAAGGAGTAATTCATCATGGCTTTTCTCGGACAAACTTTCGACGCAAACGAACTGCCGCAAGGCACTGGCGGCAACTTCGAGCCGCTGCCGGAAGGCAACTACAACGCCAGCATCACACAGGCTGAGCTGAAGAACACCAACGACGGTGGCGGCCAGTACATCAAGCTGCGCCTGGACATCACCGGTCCAACGCACCAAGGCCGGGTGGTGTTCTCAAACCTCAACATCAAGAACGCAAGTGCCAAGGCCGAGGAGATCGGCCGCCAGCAGCTTGGCGAAATCATGCGTGCGGTCGGGCTGGCCAAGGTGACCGACACCGACCAGCTCATCGGTGGCAATGTCAACGTCAAGCTGACCATTCGCGCAGCACGCACTGATGAGAAGACCGGCAAGACCTACGACGCCAGCAACGAGGTCAAGGGTTACCGAGCCATCAACGGTGGCGCAGCACCAGCAGCGTTCAAGGCTGCAGCACCCGCAGCAGCTCCGGCAGCAGCGTCTGCACCTGCCAAGGCTTCGCCGCCCTGGGTGAAATCCAAGTAAGCAAGAAAAAGCCCCAGGAACCGTGATGAACCTGGGGCTGAAGTGGCAACTACCAAAAGGAGACGGGCATGAAGATACCCGAGTCAGAGCATACCATCCAGGCGCTGATTGACAAAGCGCACGAAGCAAAGGCCGAGCAGCCAAGGGGCCACATGGGCTGCAGCCAGCTTGGCCACGCATGCGACCGCTGGCTGTGGCTGAGTTTTCGCTGGGCCGTGCAGCCCAAGTTCCCTGGCCGCATCCTGCGCCTGTTCAGGCGTGGCCAGATGGAGGAGGCCACCATCGTGTCGGACCTGCGCGCCATCGGCCTCGATGTGCGTGGCTCAGGCAAACAGCAGACGCGCGTGGACTTCGGCTGCCATGTGTCCGGCAGCCTGGACGCCATCATCGAGTCTGGCGTGCCAGAAGCGCCAAAGAAGCGCCACATTGCCGAGTTCAAGACCCACAGCAAAAAGTCATTTGACGACCTGCTCAAAGCTGGCTCGGTGGCCAGTTCCAAGCCTGAACACTTCGTCCAGATGCAGCTTTACATGCACGGCACCGAGATTGATCGGGCCTTGTACGTGGCGGTCTGCAAGGATGACGACCGCATCTACACCGAGCGCGTGCGATACGACCAGGTGGTGGCTGAGAAGTACATTGACCGCGGCCACCGTCTGGCGATGGAAGACCGCATGCCGCCACCGATCAGCACCGATCCATCTTGGTATCAGTGCAAGTTCTGCGATGCGCATGATTTCTGCCACCAGAGCAAGACCACCCAGCATGTGAACTGCCGCACCTGCGCCCACAGCACGGCCAAGTCGGACAGCACCTGGCATTGCGCCAAGTGGGATGACACGATACCGCTGGAGGCCCAGCGCACCGGATGCGAGAGCCATGTCCTGCATCCCGACTTGGTGCCTTGGCAGCGCAAGGACGGGCCGGACGAGTGGACGGCTGTGTATGAGATCAATGGCGTGAATCTGGCCAATGGCGATCCTGAGCAAGAGGGTGTCTACGGCTCCAAAGAGTTGCTGGCCAATGCCGCTGCCTGCGCCAGCGGTGATTCGTTCATCGCCGAGATGCGCAAGGATTTTGGCGGGAGGATTGTCGGATGATCGACTTCATTTCATCAAACCCCAACGCGCACCCACAGACAGTGGCTTGCGCTCGCCTGCTGGCCGCGATTACTGCTCAGGCCATTGAGGATGCATCGAGCAAGCAGGCCACCGGCGCGGAGAACTTCGCAGCCGTCGACTGGCTGTTCAGCAAGACCTCCTCCTTTGAAGACTACGCTCGCCTGATCGGCGCGGACGCAGAACAAATTCGCACCGCCTTGCTGGAGCCTCCTCCAGACATCGAGCCAAAGAGCAGCAAGTTCGATGCAAGCAATCGCCGCTACTTGAGAGCCTCCTACATGAAGTGGCTGACAAGACGAGCAGCGGAGGAAGCAGCGCTGAAGAAGGCAATGGAGAAGAACACATGAGCGACATCCATTCATGCAGCTACCACTGCAACCGGACGGAGTGCATCAAAGCGCAGCGAGACGAACTGCGCGAGAGGCTGGCACAGTCAGAGCAGGAGCCGGTAGCGTGGCTAGATGGCCCACATTTGGTAGTTCGTTTGGATATGCGTAACCGCTTGAACTACCAAGGGCCGTGGGTTGATTTGGGAAGGGCAATTCCAGACAAATGGACTCCATTCCTCTACACCGCCCCACCACAGCGCACATGGGTAGGGCTTGACCACCAAGACAAAAAGAAGTTTAGTTCTTGGTTAGACCACAAAACAGATGATGAAGTTTTCACAGCCATTGATGATTTACTTAGAGAGATGAACACATGAAAGATGACATCATCCGCATGGCGCGGGAGGCTGGATTCTTTCCTGATTGGAACTGGGATCGGACAAATTGGCACGCCGCTGGATTTAGTGGATCGTTTGAACGTCTTGTCGAGCTTGTCCGTGCTGACGAGCGTGAGGCGTGTGCGAAGGTGTGTGAAACGCAATCGGCGCGGTGGCATACCGACCAGCGTGACGTTTACGTTGCTCAAGAATGCGCCGCCGCCATCCGAGCAAGGGGGAGCGATGCTGCGTGACTACCAACAGCGCACCATCGACCAGCTCTATGCCTGGTTTGAGGCTGGCCACCACGGCAATCCATGCCTGGTGCTGCCGACCGGCTCAGGCAAGAGCCACATCGTGGCCGCGCTGTGTAAGGACGCCCTGCAGAACTGGCCGGAAACGCAGATTCTGATGCTCACGCATGTCAAGGAGCTGATCGAGCAAAACGCCGAGAAGATGCGCCTGCACTGGCCAGGCGCGCCGATGGGCATCTACAGCGCCAGCATCGGCAAGAAGCAGCTCGGTGAGCCGATCACCTTTGCAGGCATCCAGTCGGTGCGCAGCAAGGCCAAGGAGCTGGGCCACATCGACCTGGTGATCATCGACGAGTGCCACTTGGTCAACCACAAGGACGAAGGGGGCTACCGCCGCCTGCTGGCCGAGCTGAAGTCCATCAACCCTGCGCTGAGGGTGGTGGGCCTGACGGCCACGCCTTACCGCCTGGGGCATGGCCTGATCACCGACAAGCCGGCGCTGTTCGACGCCCTGATTGAGCCTGTGACCATCGAGGAGCTGATCTTCAAGGGCTACCTGGCCACGCTGCGCTCCAAGGTCACCAAGGCCAAGCTGGACACCACTGGCGTGCACAAGCGTGGCGGTGAGTTCATCGAGGCCGAGCTGCAGGCGGCAGTCGATACCGACGACAACAACCAGCGGGTTGTGCGTGAGGTGATTGATCTGGCAGGAGACCGCAAGGCCTGGCTGGTGTTTTGCACAGGCGTCAAGCACGCCCACCACGTAGCCGAAGTCCTACAACAGCAAGGCATTGCCGCTGACTGCGTGACGGGTGAAACGCCGAAGAAAGAACGCGAGCGAATGCTTTCTGACTTCAAGGCTGGCCGCTTGCGTGCGCTGACCAATGCTAATGTCCTGACCACCGGCTTTGATTACCCTGACATTGACCTGATCGCCATGCTGCGCCCGACCATGAGCGCCAGCCTGTATGTCCAGATGGCAGGCCGAGGCATGCGGGTTAAGAGCCACACCGACCACTGCTTGGTGCTTGACTTTGCTGGCGTGGTGGCAACGCACGGTCCGATCACCGCGGTGCAGCCGCCCAAGAAGGCAGGCGACGGCAATGGCGAGGCACCAGTCAAGGTCTGCGACAACTGTGGCGAGCTGTGCGCCATCTCGGTGGCCAACTGCCCTGCCTGCTGCCATGCCTTTCCAGAGCCTGAGCGCAAGATGCTGGAGCTGCGCAACGACGACATCATGGGCCTAGAGGGAAAAGACCTCGAGGTGACGAGCTGGAACTGGCGCAGGCACATCAGCAAGGCCAGCGGCAAGGAGATGTTGTCCTGCACCTACTATGGCAGCCTGTCCGACAGGCCGATCACCGAGTACCTGCCTGTGCTGCATGACGGGTATGCAGGCGACAAGGCCATGCGCCAACTGATGACGATGGCAACATCGTCCGGTGCGAATCTGGCCCAGGCCACGCACATGGAAGGCAGCGAAGGGCTGGAGTACCTGGCCGTGCAGATGAGCAACAGCCAGCCGCCCAGCAGCATTGAGTACAAGATGGACGGGAAGTTTCACCGTGTTTTGAAAAGGAGTTGGGCATGACCACCAGACCAGCAGAGCCACAGTTCCTGCTTGACTACCGCCAGTGGGTGAAGTCAGGACCGCCGAAGTGCTGTTTTACTTGCGAGCATTTCAACCAGTCCGGCCATTGCCTGGTGTTCGACATGACGCCACCCGAGGACTTTGCGGCCACGGTTGATGGCTGCGATAAGTGGGAGTTTGAATGTCCGTTCTGACCGACCGCATCCCCACCGAACACGAAGAGCAACGCGAGCTGGTGCGCTGGTTTCGGCAGAGCTGGCCTGGCGTGCGCATCTTTGCGATCCCCAACGGTGGTGCTCGCAGCAAGGCCACTGCTGGCCGCCTGAAGGCAGAAGGCGTGGCCTCTGGCGTGCCGGACCTGTTTATTCCTGCCTGGAGGCTGTGGGTGGAGATGAAGCGCACCAAAGGCGGCAGCCTGAGTGCCGAGCAAAAAGACTGGATCGCATATCTGGAAAGTGTGGGATTCTGTTGTATAGTGGGAAAAGGTGCTGACGATGCCAAGAGGCAGATCAGTGCCTTTTTCAACCAACGCAAGGACACACTATGAGCACTCGCATTTACGTGGTCACGGACACCGAGACCAACCGCCACCGCCTGATTCGCGCAGCCAACCAGGCCCAGGCCATCAAGTACGCCGCCTCGACCCGGTTCGATATCGAGGTGGCTGGCCAGGACGATCTGGTGAGCCTGCTGACGCACGGCATTCCTGTGGAGCTGGCCACCGCCCAGGCCATTGCAGACATGTTCGAGGATGTGGTCACCAATGCCGGAGGCACCGACTGATGGCCACCGAGAAGACAAAGGACCGCTACATGACGATCCGCATCCCTGCTGATGTGGAGCTGGCTCTGCGCCGCCAGGCCGAGCAAGACACCAGGACGCTGGCCGCCCAGGTGCTGCACTACATCAAGCAGGGGCTGGCAGACGAAGGCAAGAAGGTGGCCGCATGAAGTGCCCTGTCTGCAAGGCCTGGGTGCTTGTCAAGGAAAGCCGTCCACGACCTGACAACACCATGTATCGGCGCTTGGAGTGCGCCAATGGCCACCGCTTCGTGACCGAGGAGCGGGTTGTCAGAGTCATCGCTGCGAAAAAGGCAAAAGACTAGGGTTTGTCCCTAGTTGCATAGATTGTGGGAAATCGTGGTAAGATGCAGTCATCGCAACCAACCAGCAAGGAGCTGAACGTGAAAGCTGCATACGAAATCCACAACCCAAGTTTCAACGACATGACCCTTGATGAGCAGATCGAGGTTGGCATCAATGACTGGTGCGCAGAAGGCCGTGATGGCCATCCATATTTTGGCCGGTCGAAAGAACAAGCTGAGTCCATCCGTGCGCAGTACGAAGGCGCTTGATCAACCCTGCGCCCTTCGGGGCGCTTCATCAACCAGCAAGGAGACCACCATGCAAGCCACACAACCTCAGCAACCCTCTTGGCTGGCCCAACGGTCCAGTCTGATGAACCCGAACTGGCGCTACGTGCCAGCAGCGTCCACCAACATCATGGAGCGCTTTCGCGCAATGGGCTGGGTGCCACCTTCGGAGGCCAAGAAATGAAGAAGATTCTCAACCTGGCGCTGGCCAGCTTGATCGGCATTGCCCTGGCCCTCCTGATCATGGAGTGGATGGTCGGCTGCGGTGAGACCTACATCGACTCCAAAGGCGTCAGCCACAAATATGCCTGCCTGTTTCTGGGCCTGGACAAATGAGCGGCTCACCTTCCAAGGTCGCCAAGTGCAAGCCAGTCAGGCTGGCCGCTGAGACGCTGCCGCCAAGCCCTGCACCTGGATACCTCAGAAGGATGGCCACCGCCATGCTGGTGGTGCTTGGAGTGACATTTGTCATCTGCCTGTGGATCGTCCTGATCGCTGCGTCTGCCGCCTTGGCACCAGACAGGCGCATCATCGACTGCAGCATGGCGTCATTCCACCCAGACTTTACGCCAGCTATGCGCGAGGCGTGCCGCACGCGCAAGCCCATGTAGCAGGTCTCAGGCAGTCATGCTGGCTGCCTTGGCCTTCACATCAGCGACGCGCCTGCCCCAGCCCTTGCCAAAGTCTGTCCAAGTCGGCAAGTTAACAAGAAAAGCAAGCCTGCGCTTGGAGTAGTCATCGACGAGCTGCTGCGCATCAAGGGCCGCCACAGCCGCCAAAGTCTTCGGGCCTATGCCACCATCCTGCTCGACGCCAACGCACGCCTGGAGCCACTTTGCAGCCCTTCCTGGGCCGCTGTTGATGGCGGCATCGAACACAGCATAGTCCACGCCGGACGGCAGGTCGTCGCCACGCACCTTGTCCCAGTATTTGGCCTTGTACAGAGGTGCCACATCGGCAGGCGTGAGCGCACGCATCGTCTTCTCGTCCACCTCATGGCCGCAATGCTCCTCCCAGACCTTCTTGGTGCAGCCGAGGTTCGTCATGCCGCCAGGGTCTTTGGGGTGATTTACAAAGCCGCCCTCGTGGTGCAGCACGGCAGCCAGCGCAGCGTCAAAATTCTGTTTCATGGTGTCCTCACTTGGTTGCTTTGGAGAGCAGATCGGTCTTGGCCTGCGAGCCAGCCGAGCTGCCGAAGTAGTAGGCAATGATCCCAGTCCAAGCTGTGCCCAGGCTGCCGAGCATCATCAGGATCGCCGGATTGTTGCTGTCGATCTGGTTGAAGAACATCATCACCATGATCCCAAAAAATCCCAGCGTCACAGCGCCAGCCAGGATTGGCGGCATCATCGAGCGAGTGGTGGCCTGCATCTCCCTAGCGCTCTTGCGGTCCTCGACCGCCAGTTTCTCAAAGTTCAGGCCCAGCTCCTGAGCCTGCTTTGCCAGCTCGATCTCGGCCAGCTTGACCTGAGCGATCTGATCTGCGGTCAGCTTGTTGCTGGCAATCAGGTCGCCGACTTCCTTCTCATCGACGCCAATGGCCTTGGAGACAGCCGAGACGGCCATGCCTGCCAGTGGGCCACCGAGCGCAGTGGCAATGGTTGGTGCGATCTGCTTGAGCCAGTCCATATCAGCTTCCTCTCTTGGTCAACATTGCGCTGGCAATCTCCAGCATGAATTTTGTCTGCTCCAGGTTTGCTGGCTGCGCTGCCCAGCCAACCGTGATCTGTCCAACGAAGCGATGCGAGTCTGGTGGGACGCTCACACGGCAGGTGTACGCAACACCCTTCTCAAGATACCAAAGTCCGACCTCAGACTGTGCATAGCGGTACTCGCCGCAGGGTATTTCATTGGTCATCAGCTTGACCACATCGGAATTGTTCGACGAGTTGTGCGTGAACAGGCCGACGTCAATGTTCTCAATGGTCTTGTCGCGTCCGTCCTTGGTGTAGGCCTTGTAGAGTGTCCTGGAGTTGAACAGCGGATTGACCTTGAAGATCGCCACCACCGTCGCACCAGTCTGCTTGAACAGCATCGTTGCCGCATCATCGGCTCGGTCTGTCCGTATCTCCGGCAGCTTCTGCGACTCCTTGTAGGCGTCGCGGATGAACTCCTGGCTCTCGTACAGGGCAAAACCAGCAAAGGCGATCACCGCCATCAGGATGACTGCGAACAGCTTGAAAGGGCTGTCCACGTACCCCAGAATCTTGTCCAGGGTGGTGTTGGCGTTGAGCTTCTCGGTCATACATGCCGCTGCATCGCATCCACCACGAAGTAGAAGGTCAGGCCCAGGACGAACACCGTGGTCAGGACAGCGATGCCAATCAAAAACATTTCGTCGATCTCGGCCTGCCTGCGCTGCTGGGCCTCTTTGCGTCTGCGCTCTGCCTTGGCGGCATCGGCCTCCATCTGCTTTGCCCTGGCCGTGATGCGCATCCAGACGTCCATTTTGTTGGACTGAAAGAAGAGCATCTTGACCTGCTCTTCAAATTCCCTTGCCTGCTCCAGAGCAAGTTCCAGCTCCAGCGCCTTGCCAAGCGCAGAGCCTTTGAATCCGCCAGTCTTGGCCTTCTCGACGACCTCGATGGCTTGAGCCTTGGCGTCAAAGTATTGCCCAAGCACCGGTCCCAAAGACTGGACATCCTGAACGGTCTTGACAGCCTTTTTGACGAGGTTTACCGCTGAAGATACCGCAGCAAGGGCGGTGATAGGGTCAATCACTTTGTCATCCAGATCGCCGCAAAAATTGTTCCTGCCATCGACACCAGCATGATGCCAGCGGTCTTGATCATGATGCCCTCAATGCGCTTGAGCCGCGCATTGATCTGATCATAGCGAATGGCGCAGACCTCCTCATGCGTGGTCAGTCGTGCGTCTGTTGCGTCAATCGTGGACATTACAACCCCTGGCCTGGCGTGATGTAGACCGTGGCTGCTGCGCTGGACAGGCCGCTGAAGAACGTGGTCTGATTGAAGCGCAGAATCTCCACGGCACCGGCCACCAGCACGATGGCTGCTGATGGCGTTCCAGCCACAGGTGCCACAGCATTTGCAGCGGCCTCTGCAGCGGTGCTGCCAGTGCCCAAGAACACCGTGGTGTTGCCTGCATTGATGAATCGAAACTGGCCTGCGTTCTGCGGGTCGAACTTCTCATAGACAGGCGCTTGGATGCCAGTAGGAGCTGATGTCGTGGCTGCGACGACTACGGTCTTGCCAAAGGGTGCAAATGCGATTTGTGAATTGCCAGCCATGTCAGACTCCTTGTGCAGCAGTGGCTGCTTTGTACGCTGCGATCACGCCAGCGGTGTGGGTGGCAGCGCAGATGGCCTGCACGCGAGCATCCTCGCCAGCGTAATCGTCGCCTGGGGCAACGACATGCCGATGGAAGGTGCCGCTGATCTGCTTGCCATCTTCGATGATGGCGGTCTTGGTGCGTACTTGGACGCAGCCGTTTTCAATCACTTCGATGCGGTCAACAACGATTACTTTTTCGAGAGCCATTTTGATAATCCAATCAAAATCAAATTCCGGTGTTCCGCACCGGCACGGCTTTAACCAATGAAATTAACCGTGACAGAGTGTGAAGCGCCAAGCCTGTTTTTCACATTCAGTTTGCCGCCCGTGTACCACATATTAAATCGCCCATCTACATCAGGATTAGTTCCTCCTGTTGAGACTTCAAAAAGGCTACCTCCTGGGGCTGCGATTGAATAAATTGCGTTGCCACCAGTCGCAAACACTGCTTGTGTTGTGTAGTCAAAATCGACACTGACGATGAACAACCCCCGCCCTGTATTGAAAAAACGAGGCGCAAATTCATACGTGCCATCGTCAACAATAAAAGTGCTTTGAACTGAAGTTGCACCACCAATAGCCCCAGAAGGATCAGCCAAAGCGCCGCCATTCAACATTGGTGCTTGATTCAGACTTGCACCAACAGAATATACGTTCAAGAATCCTTGGTTTAAAGCACCACTTACTTGACCGTTATAACTTGTTGGTGTTCCAGTTGTAGTCGTTATGAATGGTTTGGCGTTTGCAGGAGTGCTAACACCATCAATATTCATTACGCTGGTGGAAACAATGTCAAAATTATTGTTTGTGTTGTTTGTGCCAACAGCCGAATAATTTAATTTTGGAACAACAACATTGTCCAACCTAAGTATTCCGTAGGAACTTGCCCCAAAGCCGACAGTTGTAATCCAATCAACAGGGTTGTTGTTCACAGAAACATTGCTGACCAATATCAATGGTTTTGATGGAATACCAATACTAGTATTGCCAATAGTTGCGCTGACAATAATGTCTATCTTGTTTGTCCCGGTAGTTACACCAGCGCTGATTGAGTTAAAAACCTGAATTCCATCAACCATGCAGCTGCCAGTGTCTTCACCGTAATCAGCGCCTTGAAAAAAGCTAACAATTGACAAACCAGTTTGAATAGGAGATTTACTCCCTCCATCATAGCCCCGATAGAAAAATTGGCAGTTAGATACTGAGCCAACACCATACTGAAAGTTGATCTCGGTACTGCCGCCAAAATTTGTGTAGTCACTATCACGAATAATTGTTTCGTCTCGCACCGATCCAACAGCTTGGATTTTTAGCGCTCTGCCTCGGCAATTTCGAAAGATATTACCAAAAGATGTTAGTGTTGCGTCTACGTATTGGCCGGATAGCGTTGTTGGGTCAGGCCCAAAAAATCTAAACGCATCGTTGTCTACGTTAAATGCTGACCCTACTAAATCATCACTATAAATAGCTGCATATTGGTTCCCAAAATGCAAACATTCACGAATGTATTTAGCTGTGTCGTACGGTGCAACCGTGATGCCAGAAGTTCCATTAGAGCCTGGGTTTCCAGTCCCTGCTGCTCTGGTGATAAGTCTAATCCGATTGCTCTGGATAGTAACAAGCTGGAAAGAACCTGCAATATAAACAGCGTTATTCCAAATACTAGCTACATTCATCCTAAAGCGAATGAATAGGTTGTTAGAGATTGTGCAGTTTGGTAGTGTGTTGCTTGAAGGGGCGGCAGAATTGTAAACACGGATGCCACCCGCAATCTGATCATTGCCATCAAACGATAGCCCATCAACTGTCAATGAGTTGTTGCCTGTCTCAATATCAATTAGCCGATTGATGTTGTTGTTTGCGCCCGTGTAAATAAATGTCCCGTGACCGTAAAATGTCACATCAGTAGTAATGGTCGCGGAAACATTGGACGCAAGCGCATAAGTTCCTGCGGGAACAAAAACTTGTTGCGCCCCTGACTGTAATGCGGCCAAAAGTGCGGCACTGCAATCTGTTGATCCATTACCTACAGCGCCATAATCCAAAATATTGGCTGGCGCTCCAGTTATCATCGAATAAGAAACTTTTGTAAGCGACATCTTATTCCTTAAACAAAATAAGTAACTGTAAAATTAATGCCAGCGCAAGCAGTTATTGCAGAAGAAAGATAAATTGTTGTTGAAAATGCAATGAGCGTGCTTCCTTGGTTCACGTTTGCTATACCTACGCTTCCTGCAGATGCAGGTGGTGCTATGTTAGATACCGTAAACGGTAAATTTGTGCAAATTGTTCCACCAGATGCACCAGCAATAGACGTTGCCCCAGAAACGGAGCCATTTATTGTCACTTGTCTACCAACTTTTGTGTAAGTTCCAGACGAGCTAAAAGCGCCAACAACTGTAAGACCCGGACCTTGGTTTGGTGTCCAAGTTCCTTCTTCGTAGTCGTTCAGCAACTCACTGGTCATGCCACCTGGGTTTGGATTGATAGAAAAGTCAATTCCTTTTCCTGCAGTTCCAATGACGAGGTTGCCAGCGACAATGGTTTGGTCGCCTGTGCGTGTTGATGGAAATCCAACTGTTTTGAGCATTGCTTTCTCCTTAGAACAGGAATTCGATGACGGATGTGACCGGAGGCGCTTGAGAGAACGTCACGTTCCCACCGGACACCGTGTAGGTGTTCTGGTTCTGGTAGACGCCATTGATGTAAATTGCAAACGGTGTGGATGACACCGGAAAGATGGTCTGAGATCCATTGCCAGTTGCATTGGTGGCCACAGAGCCAGAATCAAGATTCCCGTTCAGCGAGCTGTAGACCAGGCTGCCTTTGCTGTCTTGCACCAAGATGCTGTAGTCGCTGCCAGCGTAGAAGCGTGATGGCGTGCCCTGGTAGACCGGATAACCGTTAAGCGTTCTGATCGGCTGCGGTGCTGCAATGGTCAGAGCCGAGTCCCAATAGACGCTGATCGGGTTGGTCTGCGGATTCAGGTTGACCGTGCCAACCCAGATGTACCCGTTCTCGAGCGGCAGGCCGTCAGCGCCAGCGAATGCTGGGTACGGTGGTTGAATCGAGAGTGCGCTCATTGTTGTTTCTCCTGGGTGGATTGTGCCTGTTGTTGCTGCTGGATGGTAGATGTCAAACGCTTGAGCAACGCAGCCTCCTCGGGACTTCCTACAACGGTCTGTGGTATTTTGATCAGCAGGTTGCGAATTGGCGCTGACTCATAGATGCGAGCAGCAACCCCAATGCCGCCAGCAGTTCCAAGCGTTGCAAGGAACCCTAGCAGGCCGCCACCAAAGTAGCTAGACAGTGCCGCAGCACTGACGGGGATTGCGGCTTGGACGCCTGTTGGCGGTGCTGCTGCTGCCTCAGATGCTCGTTTTGTGATGTTGAGTACCCTGGTCAGTCCTTCGATTTGTTTGAGGTCATCACCACTGAAAAAGACGCCAACGGATGT